TAGGGCGCACATACGGCATGACATAGGGGGCCGCGCGACTAGCGACTTCGCCTATTGCCCTACCAGCAGGTACAAACAAAGCATTTTCAACAACGTCAGCAACGGCAGTCCCTGCCGCCTCAGGAAACGTTTTTCTCTTGGGCGGAGAATCTTTATCGGATTTTTTATCCCGCAGCATTTCTTCAAAGAAATCGTACGTCTGACCGCCAATACCGGCACCAAGGCCAACGCCAGCCATTTCCGTGACAACGCCACCAACGCCCATGGTCGGAATGGACGCCAGACCCGCAGCCGGGGCAGCCGCAATGCCGCCCAACACGCCGCCGACTGTGGTAGCGGCCAAGCGACCAAAATTGGCTGGCTTTTCGCCGCTAGGCGGGACTTTGGCGTTTTTTTCTGCCAAATACGCATCTGGGTCAAAGTTTTTTGTCTTTGCTGCCAAATACGCATCGGGGTCAAAATCTGCCATTACGGGGCCTCATTAGCTTTAAGTATTGCGGCAGAGCGCGGGTCTTTGGGATTCGCGCGCGCCCACGCAATGGCGGCAGCGTCCTGCTGTGGCTGCGCAGTTGTGGGGCCTTCTGGAATAGGCTGCAAAAGGCCGGACATATTTTCATAACCCGGCATTCCAGAAACCTGCTTCATTACCTTATTGGCGTTCCTGATATTTGCAAGACCAATTATCTTTCTCAGTTTTGCCATTCTCAGCAGATTTTCTCTGGTTTGCTGAATGCGACCAGCCGCAGCATCAATCAAGAATTGCTTGTCACGCTCTGTAAATCCTTGACCGCCGCCGAGGCCCGATGCCGGTATGGCGTCAAGTGTAGACCGGGCAAGGTCTGCAACAAGGTTTTCTGTCGCAGCAGCTTCCGGCGTGTCGCCGTATAGCGCCTTTGAAACCATCAGTTTCGTTTCCGCAAACGCTCCTGTAAATGCTTTTGTTTTAGGGTCTGTCAGAATTTTGATGACCCTATCTGCGCTATCAATGATGCCGGGAGCTGCCCGCCCGGCTTTGATAGTGGACATTGCATCTTCAGCGGCCTTAGCGCCAAAGGTTGCCGAAAACGCAGAATCAGGCTTCGGCATATCTATTCTTACGTTAGTTCCGGGGGTGCTATACGGTGCCAAGCCAGGAACTTGGACAAGTTGCCCATCGTCGTTACGAATAAACATACCGGGTTTCCCATCAGGGCCAATTGCAGCAAATGGGTTTTTATTAGATGGCTTAGCGGCCATCGGAGCCTGTATCTGCGTTATGTTGCCTTCGGCATCGCGCGAGAATATGCCATATTCGCTGCCCGCAAACTCTTCAGGCTTGGTCTGCTCAAGAAGCGCCGGAGCAATCTTGGCAAGAATAGCATTATCGCCAAGCGCAAACTCATTTGCCATGCGTACTTGTTCAGCACGGGAACGCGGCCCGCCGGGGATCATGCCAACTTCGGTTTGCGGCCCGACGGGCATCTGCAATTCTGCTGTAACCGAGTCTGGCGCGGGCATTCCTGGCAGCGTCGGAGCTTGGAATGTGGCCTGATATGGTTTCGTGCCTTCAACTTCAGACGTAACAAAGCCTCTTTTTTCCGGCAGTTCATAAAACGACTTCATGCCTTCTCTGGCCGCTTCGCGTTCTTCTTTCTTCAACGCCGCCTCATCCGCCGCCGCCTTGCCCGACATATAAGCGCCGCCAAAGCTGGTCAGCCCGCGAGCCAACGCCCCCATGCCGGACACGGGCGCGGTGATGCCTCCCGCTGTGGACACAGCTTGCTCCTGTGCGCCCATCTGGGACAGTGCTTCGGCCAGCTTTTGCTGGCGGGCCAAGGAAGCCTTGCGAGAGGAGTAGTCGCCGTCTTCGTCTGGCTTGGTCAGGCTGATGTATTTCCTTTTCAGATAATCATAAGCCTGACCGGGGACATTTCCGATGTCGTCAAGGGTGTACGCCATTACAATGCTCCGAAATAATTATTTACCGCCAAAATAACTTCCAGCAATATTACCAATACCCTGATACAACCCGCCCAACGCCCCCATCCGGGCATTATACGCCGCCGTATTGTAATTGCCCTGATTGGTCGCCGCCTGAGCAACTGGCGCGGCTTGGATATTACCGCCGCCCGCGTAGCCCTGAAACTGGGGCGTCTGAATCTGCGAGCCGGACAGCAAGCCCATGATTTCGTTCAAGGGCTGGTTCCGCATGGCAAGGTTCTGCTGGAGCCGCTGCTGCTGGGCCTGATTGCCAAACTGGGCCGCGCCAAGGTTCTGGTTAAATTGCTGGGCAGCAGCCTGATTATACAGCCCAGCCGATTGCCCGGCCTGACCGTAATTCTGGGCCATGGCGGCATTGGCTTGGTCCTGCGAACTCATGGCTTGGCCGTAATTCTGGCCGATAGCCTGATTGCCAAGCTGCTGGCCCGCAACAGCCTGACCAAAGCCCTGTCCAAGAGCCTGATTAAACAGCCCGGCCTGACCCATGGCTTGACCGTAGCCCTGCTGATTGGCGCTCATATCAAGGCCGATACCCTGCAAGGCAGCCTGACTGAGCAGGTCGTTCTGGCTCTGCTGCTGTTCGCGCATGGCGTTGTTGTACGCCTCAGACCCCGGCGTGATGCCCTGATTGGCAAGCTGCTGGGCAGTAGCGGCAGACTGCTGGGCAAGCTGGGGCTGGAGGCGGTTCATAATGGCCTGTTGGCCTGTCATGCCCGCATTGACCGGCATTCTAGCCACCCCGGACATATCAGCGCCGGTCTTTAGATTGCCGTACTGACCGGTATTTACGCCGCCAGCCTGACCATACGCGCCGGGGGCAACGCTGCCCGCCATGCCGTACTGGCCCATTGCGGGGCCATAATTGACCGGCATCTGCGGGCCAAGCGAAGTCTGGATGTCGTAGCCAGACGGATCAAACTGGGTCTGCAAGGCTCTTTGAAGCGTTGGCAGTGCAAACTGTTCAGCGGTTTCAGATAGCCCCCGTCCAATGCGCTGCTGGGCTTCTAAGGCCCGTTGCGATTCTGGGTTTAGGGTCTGGGTAATGGTCGGCGTGTCAGAGTCGCCAGCCGTGGTAAACTGTGAAATGTCTGGGGCCGCGCCGTAATTGCCATACTGGTCCTGCTGGCCCTGCTGATTTTGGTAGTTTTGCATGGCTTGGTCATAGCCAGCCTGATCTACCTTCGGAGCGCCAAAACTTACAGTCTGGCTGCCATATGGCGTGTAGGTATTAGGCGTGTTCAGCCTAGCCTGAGTACGGGCAGCGGCGATGTTTTCAGTGCCTTGCGCCCGCGCAGCGGCTGTATAGTCTGGTGCTGGCGGTGCTGATGGCTTACCCATATCGTTCTCCTAAATACCTGCAATCAGCCTTTTTCAGCGTGTACAAAATGATGTCGCCGTCCGGTGCTGCGTCTGTAATCCTTGCTTCTTCTGCAAACCCTAATTTCTCTACAAATTTCATACTCTTAGCATTCGCGCTACTTACCGGGACAATGACCTTTTCGACCGCGCATTTGACATAAGCGTATCTAAAAATCGCCCCTATGTATGACCTGTTAATCTGCCCAGTTATAGCTATATGAGCCATAAGCGAGCGGCCATTCCAGTTCTCATACATAATCCCGGCTACAAGTTCTCCGTCCTTTTCAAGCCCGATGGCAGTAGCGGTATCGCCGCTGAAACTGCCGTTCATCTGCTTTGCTACCCAATGGCCCACTTCAGGCCCGCTAACTATACGCCCGCCCATCCGGTTTGATACACCACATCTGTTGAAGCCCATTGTATCTGGATGCCGCTGCTGGCCGTCTTCATCTGGACCGCCCCGCAGTAGCCTATGCCCGTAATGCCAAGCCATGTGTTCTGGATCGCCAGATCAGCGCCCCACAGGGCCGTATCCCAAGTGCTTGTCGCCGCGTCCCAGATGCCATAGGCCGAGCCGGTAAAGGTCACGGGGGCCGTGGTATCAGACGTATCGAAGTCGATGTTCATGCCCACGGAGATGGTCGGATCGCCGTTGGTGAAGATGCTGGGGCGGGCGCGAGTGAAGTACTTCTTAACGCCGCGAGCGCCCATATAATTGAACGCTTGCAGCGTGGTGGTGGTGATATTGCTGGTATTGTCAGTGTAATTGTCATCCCAAGCATGGCCGACATAGCCATCTGAGCCAAAATACGGCTCTTCGCCAAGCGTTTCCCAGCAATATGCTGCCCAGCCGATAAATTGGCACCATGACTTTGTGATGTTGTTCATCACATACTGCTGCTGCTGGCCGTCAGCTACCGGGACATTGATCCAGACAGCGTTGTATTTGGCAGTGCCATAAATCTGCCAGCCGACATCAGCGTGGCTTCCGCCATACTGGGTCGTTGCCGCTGTGATCGCGCCCTGTATCTTGTCAGACAGGGCAACGCGGGGGTCTAGGCGGCTAGATTGCAGCGATGCGGCGAATGGCAACAAGCCGTCATATGTCAGTACCAGCAGGTCGCCGCCGTATTTGAGCATGACGCGAGAGCCAACGGGCGAACCTACGTTCCAAACGCCTATTAAGGCCCATGTGGCTGCGCTGGCCGGGTCTGTGCCGCGAAAGACAACCACTTCGCCTTCGCTGGTAATAAAGGCAAGGTTGTCATCGACGCCATAGCCAGCGTCCAGCGTCCAAGTGTCCAGATCGACTAAGCGACCGCCAAGACGGCAAATCGAACTCATGTCAATATACT